GATATAAATAATTTATATAAAATATACGTTTTCTGAATATCCTTGTATTTATATATACAAACAAAACTAAACAAAATTATGGCAAAAAGATTTACAGACACTGAAAAGTGGAAAGACGAATGGTTTACTGACCTAAGTAATGATAACAAAGTTATATGGCAGTATTTACTGGATACTTGTGATAACGCAGGTATCTTCAAAAAGAATATTAAAATTCTAAACATTATGTGTAATACTAATGTATCTGCTGAGGATATATTAAATACATTTAAGAATAGAATTTCAGTATTATCTGATGATAAATGGTTTATCAATAAATTCTGTGTATTTCAATATGGTTCTGAATTTCTAAATAGTAAGAACAAAGCAGTTACTTCAGCTATTCAAAAACTGATAGAAAATAATATTATCGATAAGACTACTAATACTCTATCAATAGTCTATCCATACTCTATTGATAGTCCATCTATACCCTATCAATACCCTATCGATAGTCCCAAAGAACAAGAGAAGGATAAAGATAAAGTTTTAGATAAAGATATTTTAAAAGATAAAGAAGAAGTATTAGAAGAAGTAATAGTATTAGAAGCTAATGAAGCTTATACTACTAGCACTGAAAGAAGAATTTTAGAAAAACATTTAGATAATCTAATTCAGTATGATGATTCTAAGAATTATAAAATCAGTAGAGAAACTATTGATGAGTATGGAGGATTAGAAAAAGTGTATGCAGTATTAGGATTTGATAGTTCACAGATTTCTAATTGGAATCGTAAAGTTTCAGAAGTTTCACACTTTCATTCATTTGATTAAATCCCTTCATAATCCTGTAAATTGAAATAAGACATATTTATTAACGTAAGACAAACAAAATCATGGCAAAGATATTACCAAATCAATCAACATATTTCTGTACTAAATGTAATACAGATAAACCAGCATCGGAATATTATAAAAATAAAAAAAGAAAAAGTGGATTACAAGCTTACTGCAAATCTTGTTGTAAACAAAGTGGTGCAGAGTTCAGATTTAAAAGACCTACTTACTATTGGGGTGGTGAGAATGAGTTAGGATACTTAGAAAGAAATTATGACAACTTCATGCAAATCTTAAAGAAATCCACATCTGCAGATAAATCAAATAAAATTTATGCAATCCCTACACCAGATGGAACTTACATTGGTGGTACATCTGCTCACCTTTCAGTTAGAAAAGCAAATCATAAATGGACATACTTAGGACACAGAAAAGGATTAAAGAAACCAATCATTCCAGCGTTGTTCAAAGTATTAGATAGTCATCCAATTGAAATGGTTGATATAATGTTCAACTCAATGTATGTTTTAGAAGAATGGGAAGGTGATAGAAAAGAACTAATGGATAGAGAAAGAGAATGGATTCAAAAGTTTGTTTCAGAAGGCAAGGAAGTTCTTAATGTACTGAAAGTAAAGAAGAAACAAAAACCCTAATAGAAATGATTTTAGACCGGCAAGAATTTTAATGAAATCCATCCTGCCAGGTCTTTACCAAACCCGAGAGTAATCACATTGATTAATCCTTCTACAACGTTCCCTACTTTAATTAAACATATTTTCTTCATATCTCTTTACCTTTTGTATTTTAATCGATTCTTGCCCGTCTAAAATCATTTCTATTAGGTGTTTCGTTTCTTCTTTATCTTAACTGTATTAAGAACTTTATCTCCCTCTGCGATAAACTTTAGAATCCATTCTCTTTCTCTATCCATCAAATCTTTTCTATCACCTTCCCACTCTTCTAACACATACATTGAGTTGAAGATAATATCAACCATTTCAATTGAGTAATTATTTAATACTTTGAACAGAGCAGGAAGAACAGGTTTCTTTAATCCTTTTCTGTATCCTAAGTAAGTCCATTTATGATTTGATTTTCTAACTGCTAAGTGAGCAGATGTTCCACCGATATAAGTTCCTTCTGGTGTAGGAATTGCATAAATTTTATTTGATTTATCTGCAGTTCTAGATTTCTTTATGATTTGTAAAAAGTTCTCATAGTTTCTATCTAAGTATCCTAACTCATTCTCACCACCCCAATAGTAGTTAGGTCTTTTGAATCTGAACTCTTCACCACTCTTCTTACAACAAGATTTACAATATGCTTGTAATCCATTAGTTCTTTTTTTATTTTTGTAATATTCTGATGCTGGTTTATCTGTATCACATTTAGTGCAGAAATATGTTGATTGATTTTGTAATAACTTTGCCATTATTTTGTTTGTGTTACGTTAATAAATATGTCTTATTTAAATTTCCATGATTATACAGAGATTACTTTAGGTGATATACACTCTGTATTCTCTGATGCCATTTATTCTTTACTACTTCATCCCATTCTAATATTTCTGAAATACCATTAATACCACCTAACTCATTAAAGTCATCAATAGCATTATTATACTTTATAATATCTGAATCATAATCAATTAAAATATCTAATATTTTAAGTGTAATGTTTTTTAAATTATCTTCTTTCATAATTAAGAATTAAAAAAATTATCAAATTCAACTTCAGTAATAAGTCCTTCTTCTACTTCAGTTTCTTCTACTTTACTATCCTTTTTTTTACTATACTTTACTTTACTTTCTTTTACTTTACTTTCCTTTACTTTACTTTGTGCATTAATGTCATCAATAACATCATCTTCAATAGGGTTATTGTTTACATTAACTTCACTCAACTTACTTATTTGTGAGTTATTACTACAATAATCCTTTCTACGTGATAATACTGTGCCCTCTAATCTTTTTGTAAATTTTTCACAATGTAAGTAACCATGCGTAATTTGTAACAAATTTAACTGAATACAATAGTTAATTACTTCTTTCAATTCCTCAATATCACAATCATATTCAGGCGTTAATAACTCAATACTTAAATCATCCCATTTGATTTCAAAGTATTCAGCATCTCCTAATAATTCTAAAGTGATATTGTAAATAGAGTATCCTAAGTGTTTATACTTCCTACGAAGTGCTTTGATTTTGATGTCATTTCTCATTTGGACATCATGTGAAAAGTATTCCACACTGTGTTTAGTTGGTCTTGCCATAATTTTAATATATTTTGTTTGTATATATAAATACAAGGATAATCAGAAAACGTATATTTTATATAATATTTTTAGATTTACATTTATCACCATGCCATCTATAATAACCACCACCTGCTGAGGTTTTTCCACAATGTGGACAAATTCTAGTTTGATTTAATGCTGCCGCTGATTTTTTACCACCTAATATAGCCCATTGTCTTCTCAACTCAACATCATCTGTATGAATACCTATCTTTTTTTCCATTTGAGATTTAGCTCCAGCTTTACCACCATCAGAACAAATTGATTTTAAGTGACCAGATTCAACTGATTTACGACCTGCTACTTTACCACCCATACTTTGGATATGTTTGTATTTACCACTGCCCAATGATGCTTTACCCCCATTTTTATTTACCGATTTAATTTGTTCACTTCTATCTATCTGCCATTCTTTAATATGGCCAACCTCCTGTTCAAAGGAGGTTAGTAACTTTTGTAATTCTTCGTTAGTCATTTCCATAATTTATTATTTTAAAAAATCACATTCCCAAGCATCAACAACATCTTCTTCACCTTCTTCAATTAAAATATCAGCTAATTTCTCTGCAGTTCTGATTGAAGTTTCAGTCATATTTTCCCAATTGGAATCCATCCATTGTAATAAGAAAATCTTTTGTTGTAGGTTTAATTGATTACATCCATTATCTTCTAATAAAACAATAGCAATATTACCCCACTTTTCTTCTTTGGTCATATCTAAATCTTTAGTATTCATTCTACCTCTGATTGCAGTAAGGTGTTTAAAATAAGAAATACGTGGAGTAAGAACACCACCATTCTTTTCTAACATCTCTTCTGGAGTAGAATCATAAGGTAATTTAAAGTTAGATGTAATAACAAATGAGAAATTTGAACAATCTACTTTGAAACCTAAACCATCATTACTCATACATTGTTCAACAGCAGCAATTTGAAAATCTGATGTCAACATATGCATTTGTGGTTTCTTATTATAGGAGAACATATTCTTTTCTAATAACTCTTTTAATTGGTTAGTAGATTGGCCATCCTTTAATAACTCATCGCAGTCATCAATGATTACTACAATTTTCTCATCTTTTTTAAGAGTGGCCTTAATACAAGCAAGTTGAACACCGAATGCCCACATAGATACATTACCACTAATAGTAACTGATTTAACACCACTTTCTTTGATTGCGTGTTCCATATTGTATGTTTTACCAATACCAGAAGGGCCATAAATGTAAGTGTGTCTCTTTTTAGTTTCAGAAATATCTTCTAATGTTTTCTTAGCAACACGTTTTGTGATTGATACTAATCGGTTTCTTCTACTTCTACCCGATTCAATTGCTTGTTTTTGTTTTGTGCTTAATGTTAATAACATAATAATTTGGTTTTTGTTATGGTCTCCATTCTTTTAATTGGGGGAAACTCTTTACCCATCCGTTGAATACCTCATCAACAAAGCTAAGATACTACTTTTTTTTCATATATCCAAACATTTTACAATATATTTTATACTTTTTTTTAATTATTTTTGGGCAAATAAAAACCCCTCCAAAATGAAGGGGTCTTATCATCACTAAACAAAATATATAGGGTAATGACGATGGCACTCGTTTGATTACCTTACTAATAAATATAACGTTAATCGAAAAACGAAAAAAACAGATAGTTAATATCTGTTTTTCACTCTCTCTTTCTCTACTTCTATATTGTTCTTTCGAACCGCCTGTTGTTTTTCTAATCTACGTTTCGTTGTAGGTTTAGTAAAATATCTTCTCTCTCTTAATTCTTCTAAGTGTCCACTTTCTGCAACCTTCTTTTTGAATACTTTTAGTGCTTTGTTCACATCACCGTTTCTAACTTCTACGGATACTCTTGTAACTCCCATTGTAACTTTGTTTATGTTGTATAATATAATTCATTCTTGCCCGCTAAGAATCATTCCTACGGGTATTTCTTTCTTGTAGATACTTCACCTCTGTTCTTAATGAACTAACTTCTTCTACCAATTTAATAATCTGTAATCTTAGTTGTTCTTTTTCTTCAGATGATTGCTGTAATAAAGTTTCTAATTTTACTATTCTAGCCTGACAATCCAAACGAATGAATCTATCATCCTCTTCTTTTGATTTTGCTCTACGTTCGTAAAACCTAAATGCAGATGCTCCTCCTAATGTGGTGATTGCAGTTATGACTATTGCTTGTATTGTTTCCATTATTCTTCTTCCTTTTCATCAGGTATACAATTAGGAACTTCTCTTCCATCAACATCCTTTGTTCCGTATTGTGTGTAGCCAGACCAGCACGGGTCTGAACCTTCTTCTGCTAATAAGTTAATTCCTTTGAACTTAGCATCGTAGGATATTCTTGACATTACTTTAGTTGGAGTATCTGTAATTTTACTCATCTTATCTTTTTCATAATATGAGATACAGATTGCTGCTGCAACATCTGATTCTTTACCACTTTTTATTTCTTCGGGAATACAATAGTTCAAGTAATCTTCTCTACTCTCTCCTTTTTTAGGTGCATCTACTGGCATATTCTTTATTTTATGTTATATAATTTTCCTCTATATGCAACACGTATAATATTTTCATACGATAGTGTTCTCCAATTACCACTTCCTGGTGTAACTTGTAAGTTTAATTGGTCTTGTAATTCTTTAGTAAAACTTCCACCGGCATCACCACCTACATAAGCAGATGCATCCCACCACATTAAGTGTTGAGAAACGTGTGGTGGTCTTCCACTACCATCTTCAGAACCCTCTGTTTGCCACATAATATTCATCTTTCTACTACGAGAAGTTGTTTTCAGTAAATCTAAAAATTCATTTACTGAAATATTCTTAGGAGCAAACTCTTGTATTCGGTTTAATACTTTACTTTGATTCATCTTTTTTCTTTTTACTAACTTCTCCAGGATATGTAGATGCTGGAATAGATGGGTTTACACCTTCTAATTCTAATTCACCTAACTCTCTCAATTTGTTTCTACTCCAACTCAATGCCGATTTTCCACCCCATAGGAGATAAGAAATCGTTCCACAGGCTTCGGTGTCCCCCTCGTCGTAATAAGTTTCCGCTCGGCTTAGATAGGAGTGCATTCTTTTGATAGTATCTAAAGAAATGGGTTCTCCATTTGCAAGTTGTTGTGCTCTTACTTTTCCCGTTTGTGTAGCACACTTATTACCAACCTTTTCGTTTAGTTCAATACCTCTTTTGGCATTGTTTCTAATCTCTACTCCGTAATCACTATACGATTCTAGTTGAACTTTTTTTTTTAACAAAACGTTGATTTCGTTTAGTATCATTTCTGCCTGTTCATTAGATAAATCATCAATTGATAATTCCATCATATCTGATGATAGTAGGGTTTTAGGATTTACCTTTGCAGGTATATGGTCTGCTAACATTTCGACTGAGAAACCTTTTAGTTCTCCACTCTTAATCATTTCCCATACTTTATCATTCTGTATAGAATAAACACCGAACCAAGTTCCTCTAGGTAGTGTAAATCCGTAAAGATTACTCTTGTCCTTACCACTCTGTTCGATTAACCATGTCTCCGTTAAATAAACTCCACCTACTTTTGAACCACCATGTTCGATTGTCATTTCAGTATTTAGTTTATTCTTCATAAACTTTCTACTCATTTTCTCAACTGTCTCTGGTGTAAAGTAAATTGCATATGGGAAACCAACTTCATCTACTCTTAATATCTTCTTATTTGGTATTAGGATAGGTCCTGCAACTAATCGTTTCTCATCGTTTACCGATTGTAAATTGACTTGTTCTTTATTAAAGAAGATAAAATCTCTTTCAATCGCAGGTGAAGAAACTAACGAATTGGAATATACACCATCCTCATCATCACTAATTACCAATTCCCAAAGTTCTAATTCATCTAAATTTTTCATATACATAAGTATTTTAATATTCTATTATCCTGCACTAAATGTAGATGCAGCTGAAGTTCTTCTATCCAATGCTTGTTGTGAACTAATCTCCGAACCAACGACGTAGGCTTTGATCGGTTTTCCACTTGCCTGTGCAATAGAACTAGCAATCTGTGTAGTTGGATTTATTCCACTTCCAGCACCAACTCCTTGTGGAACGGGTGCAGATGCAGCACTAAATGATATTTGTGGTAGGGAACTTCCTCCACCTCCTCCACCACCTCCAGTAGAATCTGGATTAGTAGCATTGATTTGTCCAATTGATTTTGCTGCTGATGCAATAGTTGATGCGATACTTAAACCTGCTGAGATTGTGTTGATTGCAACCCAAGGTTGTCCAGCAGTTAAAGGTGATGCAGCAACAGATTTAGCATTTGCAATTGCAGTATTTGATATAATTTGACCAATTGCTGCTGCTTGTGATATTACTACACCCGCGATTGCAATCCCTTTGTTCTTTCCGGCAATCTGTGAAAGCAGGTTTCCAAATTGTTCAAATAGACCAAGGTAGGCCATATTGATTGCTTGTTTAGCTGCTGCAGCAGCCTTTTCGGTTTTAATTTCCTCTGAAACTATTCCCCTTCTCTTATCAGCATACTTCTGTCTGATTTCAGTTTTCTGAAACTCTGTTAGTTCAGTATTTGCTAATTCATTTGCTTCTTGTTCTGCTAAGATAGATTTCTGTTCCGCGAATCTTTCCATATCTTGTTCGAAATCCATTTCAAACTTTTGATTCTCAGCATCTAACTTATCGAACTTATCTTGTAATTCAATTGCTAGAATAGCTCTTGCTTCTTCTGCACTCTTCTTCTTTTGTTCTGTTTTGTAAGTATCATACGCAATCTCAGCATCAGTTAATGCTTTAGCATCTTCTGCATATTTAACTTTTGTCTTAAATAAACTCTCTTGATATTCGTTTTCAGTAATTAAACCCTGTGCTTTCTTTAAATCTAACGCACCAATTTCAGCATCGAATTGTTTCTTTGTTTCATTCTTTGTGATTTCAGTTTGTTTTTCTTTTGCAGCAGTTAATGCAACAGTTCTATCAGTATCTAATTGTATTAATTGTGCCTGATAATCTTTGTATTCTGTTGAACCTTTTGAGTATAACGATTGTTTATCTTTTAAATCTTGTTCTTTTAACTGATAGTTTTTCTGAATAAAGGTTTTCTCAATATCCAATTTATCTTGTTCAGTTTTAGCAACTGCAAGTGCTTCTGCTTTTAATTTGGCTAATCTAGCCTCATCTAACTTATCTTGACTCTCTAATTCTTTTAATCTTTTTTGTAGAGCCTCTTGTCTTGCCTTCTCTTGTTCTTCTAAATTCTTCTTTTGTGTTGCAGTAGTTTTCTTATATCCTTCTTCGAATCTTGCCTCTGCTGCTTGGAAGTTCTTTGAGAAACCTGTTACGGATTCTTTTGCTGTATCCCATGCTCCTGCGAAATCACCTTTGATTAATTTACCAACTGCTTGACCTATCTTACCCAATGATTGGAATACTGCAGTCATTGCTGAGTATGCTACCTTAAATGCATCCGTAACATACGGCATTACTTTCAGTGCAAGTTCTGCAAACCCTTCTAATAAAGGTTCTACTGCACTAACCACACCACCTAACGTTTTCTCAAACGCAATAGTGATTGGTTCTAACTTTTTTAGTGAACCTTCTGTCTTTGAGAACGCAGCAACCAAACCACCAATCAAACCAACAATCAAACCAATACCAGTTGCTTTTAATGCTGCACCGAATGATTGAGTTGAAACTTTAACTGCGTTAATACCTTTACCCAATGAACCCAAAGGTCCACCGGCATTCTCTAATGAATCCACCCAATCTGCAGATGTATTCTTAGCAGATTTAATCTTATCTTCTAAATCGTCAATACCATTTGCTAACTTCTTAAAATCAGCAGAACCTGCAGCAGTATCTTTTAAGAGTTTTCTTAACTCTTTAAGGTCTGCAATAGATTGAGCGGCCTCGATTTTAGCATCAATATCAATTGTTATTTTTTCTGCCATTATCTGTTTATTTTACGGGCATACCATATGCGTTTGATTTTATTAATTCCTTGTTTCCAAGTGTAGGGAATTTCGTATTTCCCTTTGGCAATTTCAATGTTTTCACTTAATCCATGAAAATCTTGCATTGCTAACAAATTGACTAAATTGGTAATCATATAGCTTTAACGGCATTTATTTAACAAATAACGGATGGTAATCAGATGAATTTCCCCAATACGGATGAATGAGTTTTAAATCATCTCTTTTATAGATGGAATTATGTGAGGTAAAATGAACTCCATGATTAATATGGATTGCCTGATTATCACATAACCATTGTTCTCTTTTGAATGTTTGTGATTCTATATTACCACTATTGGTTCTCAATGCATTAGGTAATATCTCTAAACAATGTTGGATTGCATCATCAAATCTCATAGTCATCTGATGGAATGGTTCATCGTTCTGTCCTCTTTCTTGCCAACCATCTTTACACAATCCACCATAATTCATATTAGTTAGTATCTTACCACTTTCAAATTCAGGATAATCAAAGTATCCTATCGGATAAAGAACATCGTGTTCTAAGAATGATACATAATCATACTTACCCATTTCCTTTGCAGAGTATAAACATTGTAGGATTTGTAGTAATTGGTTCAAATGTGATTGAGACTGATACCAGCTGATGATTTGATGAAAAGGATTTCCACTCATTGGTCTCCACATACACGTTAGTATATCAGCTTTTCCTTCAGATGCAATTCTAATTGTATCTAATGATTTTAATATAGATGGATAGATTGATTCGTTTATGTTATTAGAATAGAAGATTCCTAACCGATTATGATTAGATTTTGGTAGAGTTAATAAACTACCTTCACGAACTGATTCTTTAAAATGGATTCCTCCTATCTCCCCCTCAATCTCCAGATACTTTACCTCTCCAACCTTAGTATCACCTATAATTGAATTATCGCTCCTTAAAATCAAAGTATTACCATTTATTTTTGATTGAACTTCTTTAGTGCAATCCACCCCACCATAGGTTGCTTTGTTTATTATCATAACAATACTGATTTTTCTGCTGTTTTCTGAATCCATTCCCAATACTTTTTGGATGCAGTTCCTTCTTTTATTTGTAATGGTTCTAAATAAGGAAACTTATTCATCCATTCTCCTTTGTAAAATAACCCACTTGTAGAGTTAGTTACTCCTGCATTGTGCATTATATTGAGTTTATGGTAATCTTCTTCAGTTGATGTTCCCCAACTAAAATCGAAATTAGGGTGACATATTGTCTGATTTCCTCTTTTCCAACCATTCCACAAAACTCCCCACATATCAGCACACCATATTTGTAATGTATGATACGATGGGTCTAATGATAATTTAAAATTATTTAAATCTGTTATTTCTTTGTATAGGATTTCTGAATCTCTTTCTACATCATCCCAAAACTGATAATCAATCCCTTTCATAAGGTATTGAGCACCGATAGAGTTTAGCTCATTAGATTTTACCAACTCTTTATCGATATTGGTAATTCTACACATTTCACTTAAAATATCTTCACCTTTACCGATAATATAATCGTGTCCTATATACCAACGAGTATCTGAACCATACCATTTTTTATCAGTAATCATCTCATCTGTAATCCATTCTGAAATAGGTTTAGTAAAAACAATATCAGAATCGTGATAGAATATACTTTCCCACTTTAAATCTGGATTATTTAACCAATGTTGTTTGAGAATATTGGGTCTGATGGATGATATATAGTGTTTGGTTTCACGAGTATCATCATAAAAGAAGAAACGAGCAGGATAATTATTTGCTAATTTACTCCATTCTTCAGAAACAATACCATTGGGTTTCCAACAAACTATATCTATGGAGTTAGGATTTACTCCCATTTCCATAAAATTATTTAACATTACCTCAACCTGCCACGCGTAATAGTTGGTGGCAGGTTGTGCGGATACGAATCTTAGACTTCCTAATAACATAAAGTTGAGTTTATTATATATATCAACCTTTTAAATTTACATTAAACACATCCAACATCACAAGTAGCATATATTCCTAAAGGTAATACATTTCCAATATCACCTGCTTGGACAGTGTAAGTTGTGCTTGATAAGAATGTTACACCTGGATCACAACTTGCATCAACTATAATACCTGTTGTATATGCATTAGCATAATCATTTGCTCCACTACATCCTGTTACATTTATTTCAACATAAATCACATCACCTACCTGTAATCCAGTCCACATACCATTTGATGTAGTGCTTCTACTTTCAACTATGACGTTATTTACATAAATATCCATAGTTCCGTTTGCTGCATTAGTTTCGGTGAAACCCCAAGTCAATGTAGCAGATGGTGCTAGAGTTGTGGTTGTAGTTGTTGTAGGAGCAGCAGTAGTTGTCGTTGTTGTTGTGGTAGTTGTTGCAGGACATGCTTGGTCACACGTGTTATATGCAGGTCCACCTAAAATGTAATGGAAACCTTCTGAAATACCATTATCTGTAACTTTGTATGAAACTCCATCATTACCACCTGCTGCATTATAGAATCTGTTGATGATTGGTTGAGGACCATCTGCAGGGAATGCAACACCTATACCAGTTTCAGTTGGACCACCACCACAATTATTACAAGGATACACATCTGCTATCCAATAAGTAAACTCAGGTGCAGCAGTTGTAGTTGTTGTTGTAGTTGTAGCCGGTGCAGTAGTTGTTGTTGTAGTAGTTGTAGTTGCTGGTAAACAATCAAAACAACTATCGTAAATTACTGTCTCTAAAATGTTTGTGTAATCATAAGGACCAGTTGAAATAGCATCTACTGACCAACATTGTCCTCCACCTAATGGTGTTGAGTTTGATTTGAATACATCTCCTACCACCACTACTGATGCTGGATTCATTGATACTTCATAAACTATACCACCATCTGCACAATTACTGATTTGGAAACCATTTGGTGCCGTAGTTGTAGTTGTTGTAGTTGTTGGAGCCAACGTAGTTGTCGTTGTAGTAGTTGCAACACATGTATATGGTGTCACACTCGTAAATTGGAATGTATCATCAGTGTGTGTTGATGTCTGTAAGTAATACTTAGTAGGGTCACTCTCAATATAGTAGAAACCATTTGCAACGTTTAGGTAAGACCAAACAGGAATAGGTGAACCAGTTGTTAAACAAGTTGACTCATTAATATCATATCTCAAATACCTGTATTTAGTTGGAGGTATTGTAGTTGTTGTTGTAGTTGGTGCAGCAGTGGTTGTTGTAGTTGATGTAGTTGTTGTTACACAATTTACTACCACTGGTGTATTTTGAATTGCTTTAGTTCCTGCACTATCCTTAACACCTGTATAATATGTTCCGTTATTGTAGTTATTCCAATTGTAATTTGTTGCACCAGGTGATAATGTAATTCTACCAGGAATAAGGTCATCTAACATTTGTGATACGTTTGCTTGAGAATCTGCAATTGCTACATAATCATAATCACCAGTTCCACCACCAAATGTTGATGTGAAATATCCTTGAGTTCCTAAACAAGATACTGAACCATTAGTTATTGTTAATGGAGGTGTAGTTGTTGTAGATGTAGTAGTAGTTGTAATACCCGTACAAGATGAACAATCATCATATAATCTATTAATAGTTAAATAGATAAATGGTGAACCAACGTGAACCGTTGTTAAAGTAGCACACGTAGTTGTATCAGAACCCCAATTGACAACATCACCACTTGCAAGAGATGAAGTTGCTTTAAGAAGAAGTGGAACTGGATTACCATTACTACAATAAGAACCAGACCAATATTCAACAAATGGTGGAATAGTGGTTGTTGTTGTGCTCGTAGTTGTAGTAGTAGGAGCAGCAGTTGTTGTTGTAGTTGGTGCAGCAGTTGTAGTGGTTGTAGATGTAGTAGTTGTTGTAGATGTAGTAGTAGTGGTAGTAGTTGTTGTTCCACTTCCAATATACTCAACATACTCATTCATACCACACACTTCACTTATGTTTACCAATTTGATACAAGTTGCAGTATCTGGTATTGTAATATTAACTGATGAACCATTTGTAGGCAAAGATATATCATTACCATCCACCGATTGAGTATATGATATACAATCGAATGAATAGTATGCATCAAATAAAGGTCCTGCGTTAACACCTAAACTTGTAAGGGTAATTGTTTTTACTATATCTGCCATATTGTCTTTTTAATAATTATTAACATGCTCCTAAATCTGTTACAACTCTAGAATTTCCACCTACTAATTCTGCAGAACCTGTATATGAAATACATCTATCTATAAAATCAGGGTTTGTGGTAGGACTAATCCATCCATAAGTTAAACTTGTTCCACCACATGGAACATAGAATGCAACCATATCAGCATTATTATATACTGGATCATTATTTTGGAATCTATACGTTCTACATCCAGAACTCTGTGGAGTAAAGGTTGTTCCATATGGAGTTGATGAATAGAATATTTGAGAACCAGCACCACTTATATCCACACTACCACTAATTGTTCCTACAAATATTCTTTGATTTGCAGTTAAACTACCTGTAATAGTATTTGAGTTTTGGTCTAAGTAGGTATAATCTCCACCCGATACTTCACCACCTTCTATGACAGTATATACAGCACTACTAGCTAATGTAGTAGTTGTTGTAGTTGGAGCCAACGTAGTTGTAGTAGTTGTGGTTGATGTTGTTGTAGTTGTAGGAGCTAATGTTGTTGTTGTAGTTGTTGGAGGAGTTCCACAAGATGCTCCTTTTGTCCATTGTCCACAACCAGTTCCACTACCTTCTTGCATACAAGGAACTGTATAGTATTGTCCTACTGCAACGAATGTAGTTCCAGGTGTTCCATCACAATTTACCCATTGAATATTACATCCACTCTGTGCAGGTCCATACTCATATGTGAAACAAGAAACAGGTCCTGCAGTTGTTGTAGTTGTAGTTGGTGGGAATAGTGTAGTAGTTGTTGTTGTAGGAACATAGTTACTAGAAGTGAATGAGAATTCACAATCATATGAATTACCAAACGTATCTCTAATAATTGGTCCTAATAACTGAATATTACACTTACCTGTCTTTAAATCATAATCGTTTATTGCACGTAAGTGGTATTCATTACCTCTCCACTCTACAATATCGTTTAATTCCATCTTATAGTAATCCGCAAGAGGAATAAGTGCTGATGCATTGATTAATCTTGTCTTTGGATTGTAAAGAAGGTTGATGTAAGTTTGCCAATAATCCGTATATAAACTACCAGATGGTATTGCACCATATGCAGGATTCTCATTACTGAATAATAAGGATTTAGAATTGGACGTTGGAAAACTACCAGTTACTACATTGTAATGGTCTACATAAGGAAACTTACTTAATTCTACTTGTTCTACCGTTGCTGAACCTGATGTTGGTTTATACTCTAACCAATAAGGTTCACAATCCAACGTTCCATTGTAAAAAAATAGACGTGGGTAAACCTTTGCAGGATTAAAGTTTATATCACTAATCAGTGTCGGTATGTATATTGGTATTATCTGTGACATATTAGCATGAAGTTAAATAAGTTATTTGACCATTACCAGATACTGTCCCAACTCTAGCACAATTAATCGTAGCAGTAGCACCATAATCGATATAAGTAGAACCTTGTGTTCCATCACAATTTGTCCAATAAGCGTAACCACCAGTTACTACCGGTCCTACTCTGTATATTGCACACGATGATGGAGGTGGTGTAAATCCACCTACACTACCACTTAAACCTGTTCCAGGTATTTTTGCTAAAGGAGAAACTGAAAATTGTGTTTCTACTCTAAACTCACCTTGTGAGAAAAAGTTTTGTGTATCCGTATAATAAGTTTTACCATAATCTCTTGTAGTTGATTTTTGGAATTGTTGAGCGATATAATCATTACCTAACTTATCACTAAACTCTAATTTGTTTACAGCAAGGTTATTAGCGGGTATTACTTGGATGTTCTCATCTAAGTTGATGTATTTGTTGAAATCTTTTTTCTCACCACTCTTATACCAACTATTGAAATCCTCAATGATAAATTCTCTTTGTTTTAATTTATTTGGATAAATTACCAAATTGAATTTCTTTTGTAATCCTTGTATGAAATCTACTAACTTAATACCATTCTCTCCGTATGGCATATTTGATTGAACATCTAATAATCTCCAATCACCTGCCTGTTTTACTTTCTTAACTTGAATGTATGATTTTGGTGTATTATCAGGGTCTATTCTAACCACTAATCCACCTGCAGGTATAAACTGATTACCATATTCTAATTTGAAATAATATTCACCTGGTGGAATAACCTCCGTTGTAAATGGTTGTATTACTAAATCAGTTCTATTAACACCACCACCTGAAGATATTGCTTGATTACCTACTTGTGTGTAGAAATTATTAATAACAGGTAAAGTATTAACAGATACGGTTGCGTTGGTTGTAGTATCAACTACATACAATGATAGAGCAGGAACGTTTCCATTAGATGATGAAACATTTAGATTTAGTTGTATATCACCATTTAATTTAGTGTAATCATCTACTCTATATGAACTACCATCACCAATAAATCCTTGTGGGTCTTCTAATTTGTTATACCACGGAAGATATGTAATAACTCCCGGTGACATTGTTATATTAACCCATCCACTACCACTTATTGCTCCCCACTTTGCAACACCATAGGTTTCTAAATCTACATCTGCAAACTCTGGATATTTTAATGAGTTATTACAAACCATATAAACATCATCTATGAATGGTTGATTCATAAACGATGATGAGTAAGTATAACCCGAAAATTCAAATATTTTATCTAATACTGCTTTAACTCTGATTGCTGGTTTGTAATCTTGTAAGGTAATTGCACCTTCATTATCATCTAAACCATAGAAATCATCGTTGGTAGTATAACTCCATCCACTACCATAATCGATAAATGGATAAACTATATCACCATTAAATAAACCACCATTCCAACTAGAACTAATATTGTTCCAAGTCAGTAAGTGATTGTAAGATGAAAGAGTTGTTAAATCTGTTAAGTAGTATTTGTTCAAATCTCTTGCAAAGGAAGATAATCCACCATAGACAGAAATCTCATATGATTGGATAAATTTGTTTGCCTTTACATTAACTTTGTTAAGTTGTAAGTATCCTTGTGATAAATAAATCCCATCAAAATCAAAATAAGCGGGCACCTTTACGTTAGTAGAGAACAGGTAAGGGTTTTCTATCGCAATATCATAAACGTGTTCAAAAAAGGAGTTATTTATCTTTGTTCCAGGTATGGATATTTGACGTGTAAAATCCGATGGAAGAACACCGATGTCAAATAATCCAGTCACATTATCACTAATAGTTATACTCTCATCATTGAATGTATCTAACTGAACAAATCCTTCACTCCCACTTGCCATTAAACGAAAGGAAAAACCTTTTGATGAATTTACTCCCATATTAGATTATCAGTTTATATTGTTGTCCGAAGTTGAAATCAAATCCATATTGTATTACATGGTCATTAACTCCAGTTTTAAATGTTAATGAATTAGTTGCAATTGTAATTGGTCTTAATAAATCATTTGGTTCATCATATATCCAATAGATTTCATCACTTACCAATAATTGTTTGAATATATCGTTGTAAGTTTCTGGCACCCAATCAGTATTAACTGAAATAGATTGGTTTGCATCTACTAAATAGTTTAATGTAGAACTATCATAGTTTTGGTATGATAATCCTCTACCTTCCCAACTACCGATTTGAGGGTTGTAAACAGAACGATTAACAGAGAATGATTGACGATTCACCATATTGAAATTGAATATATCAAACTGGCCGTATCTATTCTTCCATTTAATTCTGATGTTTGGATACTTTTGATTGCAAGTTACGTTGAATCTAATTGGTGTTCCCAATGGAATAGATTCACTAATTGCTTGTATGTTATACCATTCAGTTGTAGATGGTAATCCAATAGATGCAGGACCTATTGGAACTTGTTGAATTTGATTAGAAGTATTTAAACTACTACTAACTGCAATCTCAGCAGTTGCACCTTCATTAGTTGTATATCTTACCTTTGTTGGTGTAGATGCTCCGGTAGTTCCTGTGTAAACACTCATTGTTCCCCAATTGAAATCAAATGCAGATTGAGTAACCGGTCCATCAGTCATTAATGGCCAGTGTGGTGTTTTATCATATACAGGTTGTGCAATAGATTCTTGAAAGATAGAATATCCATCAATGTATTTCATTGTATTACTACGAACATGAGAACCTGATACATATGTTGTTCCACTAATCCATTCATCATATCCTTCAACTGCAAAGTAACCTACTTGTGATGGATTTTGTTGAACTAATTGTTGTAAGTTAGAATTTAAGATTCTACTTACATCGAATATACCAACACCACTATTGTTTGGATACTTTACAAGGGTATAATTTGGTTCAGAACCAGAATCAGTATTACTACCTGTCCAATAATACAAATTTAAAACATACTGATATCCTGAATTAAGGACAACAGATGATGACTCTTCTAAAGTAATCGGTATAGGTGATTGACTCAAATTAAGTAAAGAGCCTGATTGTATAATTGATACTGACATAATTCAAATTCATTTATATATTTAACTTACTTTTTTCGAAAAAGTATGGACGGTCTACAATTTACGGAACTCTTCCATTATCTCTTGTCCAACTAAAGATGCAATAATAGGTCCTAATTCCTTAATCTTTCTTCTTACTGCAGCCTCTTTCATTCCTTTAGATACAAAGTTGATACTACGAGGGACATTGGAAGTCTTTCCATTCTTAACAGATTTACTGATGGTAGGGTCATTCCAATACTTACCATATTCTGCACCCGGAGGAGAGACTTCTATGGTGAATTTGAGGTTAAATTTACGTGTCTTAGTAAGTGAGGTAGGTAGTTTCTTACCACTCAATATTCTTTGAGGGGTATTATACTTGTATAGTTGCTCCTTTAGATTACCAGTTTTACGTGGTGCTATCGCAACAACACTGGTTCTAATGGTTTGAGCAACATCTTCTAATGCTTTTATTGCCTGTCCTCTTGTTACCATTATGGGTATAATTCAAATAGACAACGAGGTCTATCGTTATGTGCTGTTAAAGTAAAGGTTGAAACCCATCCAGCTAATCCGTTATTGAATCTGTCCTGAAAAGGTTCGTTTACAATTGTATCGTTTATTTCGAATGCATCTACACTCTTTTGAGTATATGCAGTTAAATCATTTATAGTTGCAAGTGTATTTGCATGTATATCAACCAAATCATCCACTCCGTAGAACGAAATCTCTTGTGTATTAGTGGTAGGATTACTCTCATTATTCTTATTTTTAATCTTATCTGCAATGATTAACTGAATAGTCCAATCAGTTGTAGATTCACCAAAGTTACATCCTAAGATACTTACGTTTGCAATAGGGTATTGAGGAAACTCACGAGTATCCAAATCCTCTATTGTTCCTTGTGTAACGTGACCAACTGATGGATGATTCTCCATAATTGTCTTAAAGTATTCTAAGACATTGTAGAATAACGTATAGTTAGTACCAGAATTGTGTATTATTGCTGCCATAAATTATAGTTGAATTCCTGCAAAGTATTGTGAAGTTTGGTCTGGATATATCTGTGTTTGATTACCAACACTTTCTAAGTATTGAGGAATGTTGTTTGAATATGCAATTAGATAGTTTTGTAATCTCAATGCATAGTAATCAGCATTACTCTGTGCTTGTTGTTTTAAGTAATCAATCTCATTCTTAGATGGTGCAGTTCCTTGTTCTGATGATTGTTTAACCGAACCATTAGATTTGAATTGAATACCACTAAACGGAATATATTCCACACACGCATACCATATAAGAGTTGTTTTAATATGGTCATTTAATAAGTCCTGATAATATACCGAAAGTGTATCGATAGTATTATCTACAATTCTTGCTTGAAGATAATCAAATAAGACAGTTCCTAAAAGATTCTTTAAGTATTTGTCTTGAGCAGTTCTCATGAAGGGTAATAATGCATCAGCATCTATTGAACCCTGTAAAGGACTATTCTTAATGATGTCATTTCTATTGATAAAAAGAGCGTATCCCATTTGTATTAATCTTTAAATGTTTCGTAATTTTGTTTGAAGAATGCTGTGTTCATTCCGTATTCGTATCTTTCTAAGATTTCTTTATCATCTTCAGATGTAGCATCTTCACTATCATCAGTTGTTGCAGGTGTTTCTAATGCTTTATTAGTTTCATCTTCTACCTCTGCGATTGTTTTATCAGTTTCTTCTGCTTGTTTAGATAATATAGCCAACGGAGTTGATTGTTCAAAGTATAATTCCATATTATCAAATCCACCCATACGAAGAGCATAATCTAATTGATTTAAGATTAAGTTTTGGAATGGTTGAATTGTCATTGATTGCAAGATAGAGAATGCTGTCATCATCTCTTCCGATTGTGAAGAGAACCCATTATTAGCAGTTCTAATACCGAATAATAAAGGTGAAGTAATTCTATGTGCAACTAAGATTCTGTCCTGTGCATATTCTGCAACGTATTGATATTTTTCATGTAAGTTCTCAATTTGAATTACATCAATTGTAGGTTTTAATGTTGGGTCATCGTTAAATGTTAAAACGAATCTACCTGCATTGTTAGTTCCTGTGAACTTAGAATATAATAGGTTTTCAATTGTTTCTCTTTCTTCTGGTGCTGGAATACCATTATTCATATTCAACATCAAAGTAGGTAAGAAACCATTTTCGATATTGTTGATATGTAAGTTACTCAATTCAGCTTCTACAAATGAGAATTGAAGAGCAGAAACCCAATCAGGTAAAGAGTAATAGTATAAGTTAGGAGAATAGTTCTTAATGTAAAGAATCTCCATCTTTTCAGTTGATGTTCCAAATGCTGGAATCTTTTTCTTATCTCTAATCTTTCTTTGGTCACTCCAATCAGTGCAATAGTAATAATTCTCAATACGAGGATTATCATAAAGTTTCTCTGCACGTAAATACTGAATAGGAACGTGATAGAATTTAATTACCTTTGTATGGTCATCATTCCAATAGACTTGATATGCACCATTACCGAATAGTTTTAAATCAAATGATACACGTTTAGTCTCTTCTTGAGGGATTAACTTTTGGATAATATCATTCTTATTCACATCCTTTGAATAAATCCCTTTACCGAAGATTAAATCGGCAATACCTTCAACACAAGCAGCATTAGTTGTTGATGTAGAATGTGCAACAGATACTGCGTTGAAGAAATCATCATGTCCGTGAACACCGAAAGGCACCCATGCATAACGGGTTTTAGTGTCCTCAATTATCCTAGGGATGTCATTAGATTGTAAACTTACAACTGAAAAGTTTTGGTTTGATTTCATTAGTCTAAAATTATATATTCGTTAATAGATTGGTGTGATGGGAACGCATCATCTAAAGGTATTTGGTTAGTATATTCAGTTTTATCAACTGATTGTGAACTGAATACGTTAATAGTTCCATGCCATATAGGAGTTATACTACCACTATTAAGGATAGATACTCTATATTCCTCACCCACAACTGCATTTGCAATACTTGCAGTAAATTCTAAGATACTTTCATACCCATCATACGTTACTCCACTCAATGATGCAGTAATAGTATTCAAACGAGTCATATCCGTTACGGACATTGTGTATTCATTACTTGCAGTTGGTTGGGTTCTAATGGTGTAGTTGTTACTACCAGATATAAAATAAGTCAGCATTAGGTATGTATTAGGTTGTATTATCTATAGCTTTTAACGGCGGTTCTATCATAAGTATTAGGTATTGGAATTTTTTAAAATAAAAAAGACCCTCCGTTTGGAGAGTCTTTTCTAATATTCTGATACTATACTGAATTACGAATTTGTTCCGTAAACGATTGTTGGAGGAACTGTCAATCCAGCGAATGGATTTGATGTTGTTGATCCTGTTAAGAATGCTGCTGGTAATTTCTCTTGTCCTGTGAATGTTAAAGAGTATCCGTAAAGGTCACCCATTGCTCCACCTGTGGAAATTGTTCCTGCAGTAAGGTCTGCACCTTCGTGTTCACCAACTAATAACGCATCTCCGTTTTGTGTCCATACGATGATTTGTGGTCTTCCGTATGATAAAACTTTTAATTGCGTAGTCATCTCGTTTGTTAATTTTTTCAATCCTAATACTAATTCTTGATTAAAGAATGTAGTTCCATTATCTCTTGATGAATTAACTGTTTCAGTATATGTAGTAGTATTACCCTTTACTTCGTAGTAATACGCAGTGCTACCACTTAAAGAAGTGACTTCACCTGCTCCGTTCTTTGTGAAAGAGCCTGTTGTGAAATTCATGAAGTAAACTCCTTGAATACCACCAACTGAATCTTTACAAACTTCGTTACGTCCTGCTGTTATGTTACATGCCATATACTTATCTTATTTAAATTTTTTATTAATCGTTTTTATATAAAGGGTGAGATATTACTCCCACCCATTATTTATTTTTTATTAGTAAGCTCCGTAGTAAACGATGTCTTGACCAATACCGAATTGAACACCTGAAGTATATCTCATTACAATTCTGTAATTTTGTGAGCCATCGATGTTTGCCATATCTAGCACACGAACCTCATTGTGGTCTGATAATAAGCCAGTTCCAAAGTGTAAATTGCTCTTTTGTGCTGCAACGATTTTAGATGCACCTAAACCAGGACACATTACGATGTCAATACCATTGAAGTTGTATGGTTTCTCACCAACTGTCAATTGATTGTTGTATCCGTTAGCACCTGTAGCACCACCACCTAAAGCAGTTTGGTATGCTTTTGCAACGTTTGTAGAAACGTATAACAATAAGTCTTCTTTACCATAAACTGTATCTGGAATAGTATCAACTACGTTATTCAATACTGAAATTACGTTTGCTGAAGTTACTGAACCAGAGATGATTACAGAACCTGATTTTGCTGGTAATACTGCTGTTGCTCCACCTGCTGCGATTGATGCAGAGAATGCTGTTTGGAATCCTAAGAATGAACCATTTGAAGCAGTTCCTTGCCAGATTGCTGTTTCAGTTGCTTCTGCTACTTTACCTGCTACGTAAGAGATTAAGTAATCGTTGAAGTTAGCTGGGATTGTATCAAATGCTGAATAACCCAATTGTAAAGCTTCCCACGAATCTACGAATTCTTGCTTACATAATTGTAAGTTTACTTGTAATTCTTTTGGTTCTAAGATTCTTTCTGATAAAGCCACTGAACCTGATGTTACGAAATCACAAGAAGCATCTTGAACGATTCCATCTACTGCTACCTTTTGTAAAACTTCTTTGAATTTTACGTTAGGGTGAATTGTAACCAACTTATTATCTAACGTCTTAGCAGATAATAAAGCTGCAGCGATGTATGACCCTGCGAACTCACCTGCGTAAGTAGATGTGATAGTTGGTTCTGCGAATTTTTGAATTTTTTTCATATTCTTTTTTTTTAATTAAAAATTATTTATATAATTTTGCCAATACACTTTCTTGTGCTGACAATACTTTCTTTCCAAAGTTTACTTTGTTTGCTGATAATTTAGTAGAAGATTCAACCGGAGCACCATCTAATTTTGGTAATTCCTCTTCCATCTCTTCTTCAATATCTGCTTCTTTGTCTACTACTTCTTCATTTACTGCTTCGAAAGATGCAATCTTCTTTTCCATTTCATCGATTCTGTATTGTAATTTCTCTACAATTTCACCTAATGAGATTTCAATTTCAGGTCCTTCTTTCTCAATATCAGCAGGAACACCATCACCAGTAGTTGGTAAATTACCTTCTACGATGTCTGTTTCTTCTTCAAACTCAATATCCTTTGCTGGTTCTGCACCATCTGCAGCTGGAATTGGTTCTGCTTCAATTGTTTCAGCATCTGCATCAGCTAGTTCAACATTTTCTCTCTCTACGATTTTTCCATCTTCAGAGATTACTTTGATTAAAACTTCGTTTCCTTCTTCATCTCTCAATGATAGTTCATGCTCACCATTTGGTGCTGGAGTTTTAGTTCCATCTTCACCAATTACGAACAAATCTTCACCAACATCAAAAGTTGCAGATTCAACTACTGTTCCATCTTTCAATTTAGCATAAGTTAATTTCACTTCTTGTGAAGATAAGAACTCAGCTATTTTACTTAATACTTTCTTTGCGTTCATACGAATTATTTATTTATACATTTAACGGCGGTAATATTAATAATATTAATTTTCCCACCAATTTGGTTAATTTTTTCTTTGTTACAATCCTTTACCATTTGGTATTATAGGGTTTGCTGTTCCTATAATTGGGAAGGTATTATTATTTGGGTTTTCTAAATAAGAGTAATAAACTAATCTACCACTATTTGAAAGACCTGGCATTAAAATTAATCTTCCATCTGCTAACGAATACATATCCTGAAATCCTCTTTGTCCTCCAGTTGGTCTTTGAACTGCGTATTGTGTAGTAAATCCAGTATTTGTTTTAGGATCGAATCCATAAATACCATGTGCAGTTCCCGTTGCTTGTGAACGTAATCCATAAACAATACCACTTTGTCCTACACACAATCCACTATATAATGAAAATGGAACGTTTGATAAGGTTTGTATTTCTTTATTTGTTGGATTAACTATATAACACGTTTGATTTGAGAATCCAGTAGCAGTATTTACAGGTGCAATGAAGACATTACCATCTGGTAAATTAACTACACCATATCCAGTATTACCTGCCATATTTCCAAAGTTAGTTCCTGTATCAGTTACTGGATCATATTCATATATTGTAGTTGCACTACCCACCTCTCTTACGAAGTATATTGTTCCAACGGATGTTAATACCCCTCCCCAAAATCCACCAGTTGCACCGACAGTATTTACTGAAAGAGTTGATGTATTATTAACTAAATCAACTATTCCTACCTTTGTTGATGCAGTAACACTAACTAATGGTAATGAATATAATTTACCACCATATGCTACACTTGCAACATATTGTGTTCCAACTTGGCCAGTTGGGACTGGTATAAGTGTTGTTGCTAATGTGTCACAATCTACTTTAATAAAGTTTGTAGTTCCACATACTATCCAACTATTAGTAACATTATCCCATAATACGTTTCTAAGAAACGTTCCACCACCAGTTATACTTAACGATGATGATGTATCATTATTAGTATTCCAAACGATAGAATTACCACCACCTTCTGGAACACATAGAATTCTACCATCAGCATTCACACCTGTTCTGTAAAAAAAAGATGTATTAGTTTGAATAGATTGTGTTGTATATAGTGACGAGGTTGGGACGTTATTATATGCTTGAAAAGCATCAAAACTCTCTGGAATAAAATCCAATGTTGAGAGTGATGAACTTTCCGGAAATGCTATATTATCTACTGCTACGGGTATAAACATATTATGATAAGTTTTTAACTTGTGCTGCTAATACTTGAGTTGTATCAAATGTTACGAATGATACTAAATCTTGTGAGCCTGTTATTTTTGTTGGAGTATAATCAAATCCACCTGCAAACTTAAATGTTGGTGAGAATGATAAACTACCTGATGATGATGCTACACCTGCAACTGAATCCATTTTAACTAATAAGTTAATTGCTTGACCTGGTTTAATATTAGTTGCAGTTAAGTGTGTGATACTTCCTGATACTAATTGTAAGGTAAAGAAATTACCATCGTTAAAGTTCAATGATGCAGTTTGGTCAGTAATTGTTAATGCATTTACATATCCACTCATACTACCTGTCACTGCTAATGAACCGGTGATTGATGCACTACCTGTGTAAGGGAATGCTGCTCCTCCACCAGCGAATGATGATGTTGGAACTGCTAAAGTTCTACCTGCAGCATCACCTACCCATGCATATCCTTCTTGTAATTGTGCAGAGAATGAAGATTGAACAGATAAACTACCTGTAATTTCAACACTACCTTCAGTAATCAAAGGTCTTTTGATTGTTACTCTACCATCTGTAAATGATGCAGATGGTTGGAATTCAATTGCAGGATAAGGTTGACCTGAACCACTCAATGCAAGAATAGCAGGATTAGTTGATGTTGTTAATGAAGGTGCACCAGTCTTAGATGGATTACCTTGTATAGAGATGTAGTTTCCACCTTCAATCGTAGATGTGAAACCTGTCTTAGATACTGATGAAGCATAAGTTCCATATGCACCACTACCTGATGTAAATGATATAACGTTTGGTGATACTACACTTTGTCCCGTTGATGCACTTACAATTAATTGGTTAGTAGTTGGGTTATATACTAATGTATCTACCGAATCTTTTGAGTAAGTGCTACCACTTACAAATGGTATTGGGTATGATGCGTTAGTAGATACTGATACTGGTGTTACATTAAAACTACCTGTAATCTCTACTCCACTTCCAATTCTTAAATTACCAACCATACCCTTTATAGGTGCAGTGAATAAAGATGCAGTTTGTTCTACATCGAAATCTACGAAGTGGTTATTTAATGGGAATGATGAGATAGCCAACGCACCATTTGCAGGGTTTGTTTGCATATTCACCCACGTTCCTACTTGAGTTGCATTTGAACCTGAATAGAAACGAATTTGTGATAAACCATCTTGGAATAAGTTAATACCATTTCCAAAATTGTTATATCCTATGTTTATTACTGATGCAGTAACTGGTTGTGTAAAGTTTTGTTGACCCGTAAAGGTATTACTTCCAGTAGTTGCATATTGTGCGTTTAATACTTCTTGTGAAGCAGTAAATGTATTTAAAGGACCTAAATCTGAATTGATTAAAGGTGCATTACCATTTACTAATAACGAACCTGTAATTTGTGTATTAGAGTTAATGGATACATTCGTTCCATCATCTGATATATTTGAATTAACCAATTGGTTACCTGTTCCTGATTTAGCTAATCTATTATCAGTTAAACTAACTTCACTTCCTAATGACCCAGTTGGTCCAGATAGAAGATA